GTTAGGAAAGTGCAGTGATAAAGATACAGCGAAGATACTTGAAGACTTGGCTAAGAGCTTCAAGAATCTCCATTTATCACGTGCTGAAAAACCTATTTACTACCGTGCGGACGGGAAAGATAGTGAACGTCCTGTACCATACACTTATGTGCGTGAGACAGGGAAGGGAGAATCACTGGGTGACTCGATGAAGCGTACAGAAGAAGACGAAGATGAAATTGACATTCTTCTCACAGGAAAGAGGTCAGACTTAGACACTGGACTATGGGTTCACAATAAAGCATTTACGGACAAACGCCCTAAAGATGTTCCATTGAGCTCTTACTACTCTGAGCACCAGAACTTTTGTGATGTTGCTCTACTTCCAGATTCAGAGTACTACCTCTGGTACGTCAATCCCATCACCAAGTCGACCATGATTGTGACACAATTGTTTCCCCACCACCTCAAGGATATAAAATCACGTTGTTACGTCACAGTCGAAGAGATGCCCCGAGATCGAGATGTTATCACTACATCGATCGATGAGTACCTCGAAATGGTAGATGAGAAACAAGCGGTCACGTTCTCTGACTTTATCACTAATCATACGACGTCAATATTTGCTTTTGGCGCCGCTACTCTAACACTATCAGCCATACTTACTGGTGTGAGCTGGTACTTGAGGAGTACATGTGATGAGCAAGAGGCGAAAGCTTTTTTTCGGCAGATACCAACAGACATCTCTCGGTCGCACACAATACCTGTTCTATCCAAGAAGGATGCAGCACAGACAGGTATGTGTAATGTCGCTACAAAAATCCGTTACCAGCGAGAAGGGAAAGCGGAAGTTTATTGGACACTAACTCAACATGTCTTTGACAATGGTTTTGACCCTTACGTTATTGCGCAAGGGAAGGAAATTAAGTTGGCTCCTCACGTTGAATACATTGGTAACGACATAGCCATAATCCCCGACAATGTAATCAATGTTCCAGGTGTTAAGGCACTTGATTCATGTGAGGCTCCTAAAACATCAGCGATCTATTTTGCATCTTACTCTGTTGAAACGATGTCCCCAGTCGTTGCATACTCTTTAGCTAGTGTTGGCACGAAATCAGGAGAGCGAAGGCTTTACTATGAGTTCGATACCTACAACTTTCAGTGTGGGTCACCAGCAGTAGATTCGACTCAGATCAATCTCGTCTACTCGATCCACGCAGGAAACAATGGTAAGACAAACTACGGGTCTCTTCTCCCACAAATTCTTCCCCCAAGGGCTAAAACAGCACAAGAAGGGCGTCAGATGAATATGCCAAGTATGAAGCCAAGGACAGGTACACGTGGTCAAAACATGAAGGCAGCAGCTAACCAAAACCACAAGGAAAGGGCTGCTGACAAACGTGAACGAGCCCGACAGTATGACTTGGACCAAGAATACAGGAAGAACAATGAGGAAGATCTGCGAGAGACGGCAGAGCAGATCACAGATAAGTTGAGGTACTCCAAAGCAACACTAGCTGATCTTGCAATGGAGGAAAGGGACATTCTGAGGACAGTTGATCGCTGGGACTACGAAGACGAATTGGAAGAGTTTCGCGCTCACCTAACAGATCTTCGAATGGCTCTTAATCGCGACAAGGCGAATCTGACGGAACTTGAGTACATAGTTCGGGCCGACAAGATTGATGAGATAATATCAAAGTTTTACAAAGGCCACGAATTCGAATCGAGGATGGCGGAACTTATGTCTACAGGACGTATAACGCCGCACCCAACAATTCTTCAGGAATGTCGAGCATGCGGTGATGTCACGCATGTTCCTAAGGCGCCAGCGGTCAGCTTTAGTGCCGAATCTCTACCTTCGGTGCCTTTAAAAGAGAGCGGCAAACTGGACTTATCCGCGCCCCAGAACAATGCCGCATCCCTTCCCGCGGCGCAATTGAAGCCTTTGGTTACTTCCCTCGAGCAGCAAAAAAGAACCTCCCAGACGACATTGTCCTCACAGACGAAGACCAACTTGTCACCGAGTTCAGGCACCACTGTGTCAAAGCCGGCTACAACGTCCCAGACATTACCTACGTGGAAACCCAAACCACACGTAGCACCGTCAACTACGTCCTCGAGTCCTACTATGTCCCCTTCGAACCCAAGTTCCGAGAAACCTCAGAATGGAAGCAAACAGTTGAGCTCACACTCGAAGTCCTCAGGCCGGCGCTCTGTGGGCCCCAGCTATCGAGCGAAGAAGAAGTTGTAAAGGAGCTCAATCCCGCATCTTCTTCGGGTTTCTTCGGGAAGTTTCACAACTTCCGAACCACGAAGGAGTTTTTGGAGCGGGTTAAACTGTACGGAGGGTTGAACTCCTACATAACAATGCACATCCTAAAGAATCGTTACCCTTTCCCCTATTTAGGGGCGATGAAGAAGGATTACGTGTCTAAGGCCAAACTGCTTTCTCGAAAGCAGCGGATGTTCATGATTCAGTGCAAGGAGCATGTCTGCTTGCATAAGAAGTACTTTTCGAAGCAAAGTAAACGTTTGAGAATGTTCCGTGAGATTGCTCATGGACAAACGTGGTTCTACGGTAACGTTAACCAACTTGCATCATCGATGGAGGGAGAAATTGTGTCAGAGGACGATGAGTTCTGGGACAAGCGTTTCTTTGTGATGCAAGATATTTACTACATTCGAAAGAAGATACTCATGGAGTCAGGTGAGGTCTTACCGGACGATTACGAGCTAGGTGTTTGTGTTGACAATCTCATCCATAACATAGTCGTGCTACCAACAGGAGACGTTGTTCGCATCTCAAATCGCCAGAATCCTTCTGGTGCAGATGCGACAACAGAAAACAACTGTATAGCACGGCTAATGTATGAGATCTACATGCAGATACTTTACAGCCACTTCTTGTTTAAAGCGCCCGATCTTCGGGCCATTGTATGTTACAAGAAGGGTACACGTTACCTAGGGGATGATAGGATAGCAGCTTCTGCTGACTACCCCCCGGGCTACTTCAACTTCTACGAAACCACCATCTGTGAAGTAGGCGTGATACTAAAATCTCACGTTCGGACACCCACTCCAGAAGGATCAGAGTTTGCCGGGTTCAAACTCGAAAGATCCCACTGGGACAAAAACTACTATGTCCCACATTACTCCCTAGAGAAGATCTGGGCAGGGCTGTTTTCAAAGCCGGCACTGCACAGAGAAATTGTCATGACTAGGTTTATGGCATTTGCTTTCCTAATATACCCTCACTACGACACCTATGTCGGGTTAAGGAAACATGTCATATCGTATCTCCAGAAACTAGGTGGGGAGGACACTTTCACGCCTATCAAGTTTTGGGCAGATGAGTCTTACCTTCGCCGGATGTGGACGGGATACGAATCGGATGGAGGAAAAAGTTTTGACAAATGTCTCAGGAAGGAACTCAAATTCGTGCTAGTAGGCGAGCACAACAAGTCATTAACCGACTAATCGCCGACAGACGTGTCACGAAAGAAGGGATCGATTGGCTAACCCTCGCCACCGACCCATTTCATGACACAGACATCCAGAGTACTGGATACCCCGATCTCAGTACTTGTAATTCTATTACACAGTGCTACACACTCAC